CCAGCAAGGGAATAAGCCCCTACAAGATCCTAAATCCTTCTACCTGTGGTATAGGCATGACTCTAGATTCTTATTCTATAACTACGGGATCTTAACTCCTCTGATGTATTCTGGGTATCCTGATTGGCCTAACCCAGCAATATCAAGGTACTTTGAACCTAATTATCCACCTGCTGGGAACATGTTGGATAACTATGGACCTACAATAATAATTGAGTTTCATATAAGCAAGGCTCTGAGTATCCCCATACAAACTCCTTTTGGTAAGATGTACATTGATCAAGGTTATTATCCTTACACAGTTGTACAGACATTACTACCGTGGCACAGATTGAAAAACGATACAGTGGATACTATAAGGTTTGGAGTTAATGTCAGACGGTCAACATGGAAATTTAATTCTCTGAGTTTCAATAACTCCATACCTTTATCTTGGGTAGAAGGTGGAGGATTCCAAACTAACTCAATGAGACCCCTCTGGTTTGTGAATGAACAGTTTAGTATACCTCGTAGCTTTTGGATGGTGCCTGGTGATCGCTTCGTGTGTCAAGCTAAGGTAACTTACTTATTCCCATACAATACCTACAACCCTGATTGGTTATGGGGACCTTACAACGCAGTATATGATGTTACGTTTTGGTCTAATCCTATATTTTTGGAGGTTCCGCTGGATGCGGAATAAGTAAAATGCATACAAAATAACAGTGGTTTCGCTACCTGCTGTCGTGGTGCCCCGTCATTCCCCTTGCATAGGGATGTGGGTCTTTGAAGGGTGAGAACTAACAAACTCACCCTTCTTTTTTATCATACCCTCGCCCGCAGAATTACTATATAAAATATATAAGGAATTACATTCTACTATGCCAGATAATGATGATTTAGGAATATTTCAAGGAAAGACTGAGGCTCAAATTGAGTTCCTCAGACAGTCCATAGATAAACAATCTGTATCTCTTAAAGAGTTAGCAGAGAAACTTGATAACCGCATAGCTAACTTAGAGATGTGGAAAGCTACAATAACCGCAAAAGCTTCCTTGGTAGCTTTTATAGCAGCAGCAGGAAGTACAATTCTTGTTAATTGGATAACTCACAAGGTAATATAATTATGTTTAATTGGCTACGCAATCTATTTGTTAGAGAAACTGAGATCACAAAGGAACTAAGGGAAGACTGCGCTGTAACTATCAATAAGATGCAGAATAGAACTCAGCAGATGAAGGTATCCTTAGATACCATACAGGAACAAGTTCTTCAACAGCGAACATGGGAAATGGACAATAATTAACAGATTAGAGGTAGTCTGTTTTTCTTAATAAAAGCCTCTCGATTCTTATGCCAAGAATCTCTCCCATTAACCTCCCCACTTGAATGGTGTATTAGACTGATGGGAACCACATGGTTTATATACTTCTTTTTAAATGCTTTAGCAGTATAGTGAATATCATAAAAATCCCAATCACCTTCAAAGTAAGAGGGCTTTTCTAAACCTACCTCTCGTAGAACCCTTGCTTTAGCAGCAAGGAATACCCCATCTAGAACCACGACCTGTCCAGGAGGTCCATAGTTAGTATCATAGGGATTCTCTGTAATCTTGTCGATATGCTTGATAAAACCACGATGCTTTCCAGCCTTCCACATGTCCTTATCCCACCATACTGCGTCTTCTTTTAAGTGTGTCGTACCTGCAACTCCTATAAACCCAATTTCAGGGATCTGGGTAGCCAGTAGATTCCCAGTAAAAACCTCAGGGGGATCTAGGAATTCTATGTCATCATGACACATAATGATGGTATCTTCGTCATCTGGGTTCGTTACCTCAAGAGCCTTCTGATACCCTGAAAAGATAGAATCCTGATTAATGATAAGTTTAACATCCACAGCGGCTCTAGATAAGTAGGACACTAATTTAGAAGTTACCTCAGACAGTTCTTTACTTCTAGTACAAATAAACGCATATGTTTTCATATACTATAATAGTCCAAAGGCTTTACTTTATGAATAAACAAGAGTTAGTAGACGATTTTAATAAATGTAAAAAGGACCCTATTTACTTTATATCAGAGTATGTGAAGGTGACTCACCCTACCCGTGGTTTGGTCCCCTTCAAGCTCTACAAGTTTCAGCATGAAATCCTTAAATGTTTAGAAAATCATAGATTTAATGTACTAAGAAAGTTCCGTCAGGCGGGGTGTACTACCATATCTGCTGCCTATGCCTTATGGTTTGCTTTATTTCAATCTCACAAATCTATAGTCTTTCTATCTGTAGGTGATACGGAGTCTACTGAAATTCTTGATCGAGTTAAGATTATGTATGATGAGCTACCTTCTTACCTAAAACTTAAAATAGCAGAAGACAACAAACATACTCTTAAATTTGTTAATGGATCTATTATTAGATCACGACCATCTGGAAAACAGTCTGGTAGATCGTTGGCTGGATCTATGCTTATTATTGATGAGGCAGCTTTCATCGAAAACATCGATTCCATTTGGGCTGCTGTATACCCCATTATCTCAACAGGAGGTAGAGCCTTTATTTTGTCAACTGTTAATGGTGTTGGTAACTGGTATCATGAACTATACAAAGATGCAAAAGAGGAGGGGAATAGTTTTAATGTTATTGACATCAAATGGACGGACCACCCAGAATATAAAAGACAAGAGGGTTACGAGTGGTTATACGAAAAACTAGAGAAGTTAGGGATAGACGTAGACAACTGGGAGGAGACGACTCGATCTAATCTTCCGCATAAAAAATGGTTGCAGGAGTATGAATGCGAGTTTCTTGGGACGGGCGATACTTATATCGAAGGAGGTCTACTCAAGCATATTTTAGATAATATAGATGAAAATTATGATATAAAATATAATAATAAAATGAGAGTATGGAAGGAGCCCGAATCCGCTTATGAATATGTGATAGGCGTAGACGTATCCCTAGGTAGGGGTAGGGATCATTCTGCATTTCATATTATAAATGCTTACACGGGGGAACAGGTCGCTGAATTTTATTCTAATAAGACCCCAATAAATGAGTTCTCTGATATCCTATATAAAGAAGGAAACTACTATAATAATGCTCTGATGGTGGTAGAGCGCAATACAATTGGGGAAAACTTAATAGATTGGCTCTTTAATATTCATGAGTATGAGAACGTATGGATGGATGATAATGCTATGCTGGGCTATCAAATAACTAGTAAGAATAGAGAAGTACTCCTTGCTAAATTAGAAGAAGTAATTAGAAATAACTATATAAATATAAACTCAAGACGTACAGTAGAAGAACTATTAACTTTTATTGTTACTAACACAGGTAGAATAGAAGCAGATAAAGGGAAACATGATGATTTAACTATGAGTTTAGCACTAACTATATTTGCATTAAGTAAAATATCAAATCACGAAATTTTAGAGCATTCTCAAATTCCCCATAAGGAAAGAAAACCATTACTCCCAACATCTAACAATGAAGCATATCTCCGAAGCTACGGGGGTATGAGCAAAGAGGATATTAAATGGCTGATGAAGTAGACAAAAATGAAATAAATGAGAGCGGGTATACCAACTTCGGATCAGGTGGAGGGAGTCGTCAAGGTNCCTATTTCCAACCTACAGGGAAGCTNGGNCAGTTCTTTGCAAAATTCTTTGCAACTAAAGCCCAACCTGCGGTAGTTAAAGCTTCAAAGGAAGAGCCAAGTGAGACTCTTTTGGGGGACACGCTACCCCCTTCTAATAAAAATATTATAAAGCCAGACTCTGGGAATTCTCCCCTATCTATGTCCGTGCAGAGATCTGGGCTCCAACTACCTCCAGTAGAGGGAAGTAGGAGAGAGAGGTACAAAAAATTTGAAGAGATGGATGAATATCCTGAAATAGGAAGTGCTTTTGATATTTATGCAGATGATGCTACACAGAAAAACTTGTTTAATGACAGGTGGGCCGTAAAAACGTCAAGCCAATTAGTATCAGACGAACTTAAGAAGCTATTTAGATCTATAAAGTTAGATCGCTTTTATTGGGATATTATAAGAAATACTGTTAAGTATGGTGACTGTTTCATTGAAACTATTCTCGATTTAAACAACCCCAATTTAGGAATTCAGAGAATAAAGATACTAAATCCTAATTTTATTTTAAGAGTTGAAAATAGTTATGGATATTTAAAGAACTTTCTACAAGAAATCCCTACAAAAGATAGCAGCCTCGGGGGGTTAGGTGGTGGGGATACTACTGCAAAATATATAGCACTTGATAGAAATCAAATTTTGCATTTCAGATTGCATACTTCGGATCCCGCCTACTACCCCTACGGAAGATCAATAGCCTCCCACGCCATTAGAGTGTTCAGATCTCTAAAACTTATGGAAGATGCTATGTTGGTTTACAGGTTGGCTAGGGCTCCTGAGAGGCGTATATTCTATGTAGATGTCGGGAATATGCCCTCTACTAAAGCAGAGCTATTTATAGAGAGAATTAAAGAGAAGTTTAAGAAAGAAAAGTTCTATAACCCTAACACAGGAAATATTGATGCTAGATACAACCCATTAAGTGCAGATGAAGACTTTTTTGTTCCTACACGAGGAGGGGCGGGTACTAAAATTGAAACCTTGCAAGGTGCTCAAAATCTGAGTGAGGTTGATGATGTTAAGTACTTTAGAGATAAGCTTCTCGCAGCCCTCAAGATTCCAAAAGACTATATTGTAGAGAAAGATAAGTCTCCTGAGAGAAAATCTAATCTTTCTCAATTAGATGCCAAATTTGCAAGAGTTGTTGGAAGAGTTCAGCACAGTATAGAGGTTGGATTAGAAGCCCTAGCCAAGCGTCATTTAAGCTTATTAGGCTTCCCTAAGTCCATGTATGAGGATCTGAGAATGGAACTTCCTGTCCCCAGCGATGTCTTTGCAAAAAGAAAGTTGGAGTTAGACCAGCAAAAGGCGGGAGTAGTTCAAGCTGTTATGGGTCTTTCATTATTTCCTAAAAAGAATATATACAAAGAATTCTACGATATGTCAGATCAGGAGGCTGCGGAAGCTCAGGCGGGAATTGAAGAAGAGCAGCAGAAGGAAGCTGACAAGCAAGTAGAGCAGGAAGGAAACATGGCTCAAGCAGGAGCAGAGGGGCAGGCGGCAGGTACGCCACCAGAGCCAGCTCCAGAACCAGCTCAGGAAAACGTGAGCAATGGTAATACCTTGAAGCAATTAAGAGAGAAGATGAGACTTAACGGGGAGTTAGATCTTGATAAGGAAAGAATTCTAAATAGAATAGAATTTAGAAATATTGAAAAAGCAGAGTAGAAACTTAGTATATAAGTTGGAAATAATTTAAGGAGTTATAAATGTTTGATCATTTATTTGAAAATAGAAACAAGTTAGTTAGTAATTTAATTAGAGTATCCGACTGTATAGGAAGGTCCTTACGAGAGAATACCCATATCTTCTCTATTGATAGTGAGGGTAGGGAGGTAACCCTTATCACTGAATCAGGACATGTGATTACGGGAAATTTCACTATAGATAAAACAGTTTTGCTTGAAAATATTAAGATTCAAGATTCAAATGTTTTTAAGGATAACGAAGTCTTTGATGCTTTTGTTAATACTAAGATTAGAAGCTTCATAAAGAATCTTAATGAGGATAGCTACAATGACGCTACCGATAGCTTTGACGATGTTCTATCACTTTGGGAGCAGAGGTTAAAGTTTGAGTCTGTTAAGGAGCGTCTTGACGAAAAGAAAGAACTTTTCGGATGTCAAAATGATATTGTTAATACAGCAGAATTTAACCATCTTATAGAAGTTGTTCCTCAGTTGTGCCAGTTCCTATCTGAGAACAAGGATGACATTCTTAATATCCCAGAAATAGGAAATGCGGTTAAGTTGTCTAATTTTGTTTCTAATGCGTTTGATTTACCACGCTTAAATTACAAGATATTAGAAGAGCAGGGTACTTATGAGATTAAGAACCAAAGTAAATCCTCTATCTATGATCTGATTTGTAAGCAAGAATTGGTAAAAAAAGAGATTTTAGAATCTAAAAGCAACTTTGGAGACGTATGGGCAACAAACGCCTCAATCAGCCACTTAGCATCCTTGATCTACGAGAAGGATGAGGACCTAGTTGTGGAGGCTCTTGTTGAGGCTCTTGTTGATGTACCTTATTTAGCTTTAGCTAAGAAGAGACAGATATCAGAGACAATTAGAAACTCAATCAGTTTAGGAAGTGATAAAGATAGTATCCCAGATACTGATATTAAGAAATACACTGCTATGCTGTTTGAGATGAAGAAGCCAGCCAAACAGGTAATCGTAAATATTTTAAATGAGAAGTACGGTATTAATATCCAAAGTCTTAGAAATGTTGCGTCATTTAAAGATTTGGTGGATACGCAGGTAGTTATATTTGAAACTCTTTCAAGAATTACTCCTAAAAACTCAATTTTACGAGAAACTATGAAGGAAGTAGCCGACATGCTCAAAACAAAGAGTGGAGTTGAAGCTATAGACATTAACGAGACGCTACAGGAAATCTTTACTACGGTTGGATACGAAAGTTACTGCGACGACTACCAACTGGTAGAGGAACTTAACTTTGGAGAAGTCTTGTCGAATGATTATGATCCTAAAGAATTAATTGAACTAATAAAGGAAACTAATATCGAACGAGGGGGACCTAATACAGGAGTGTTAGAATCAGAAATTAAGAAACTGATGAAAACACAGGGTCTGTCCTATCGAAAGGCTTTAGCTCTGGCAGGTAAACAGTCTAAAGAAGGCGATGGGGATAACTCAGAGGGCAGCGAGGAAGAAAATTATGAGGAGCAAACAGAATTAAAGGAACAAGAAGCAGAAGAAGCAGAAGCAGAAGAAGCAGAAGAAGCAGAAGAAGCAGAAGCGGAGACAGAAAAAAAGAAATCTAAGTTAGGACGGGTGCCAATGACTAGGGAGGAATTCTTAAAAAGTTTTAAAGAAATTGAAGACTTATTAGGCGATAAAGAGGAATAGTAAATGGCTGATTGTAGTGGAACACCTACCTTTTTTCCTCTAGTTGTATCAGGAGATGCTAATGGTGACTGCATCATGGCTGAATCTTCGAGTATCAACATTCCATTATTTAGTTTGAGTGCTATTGATGACACGGGTAATACAGGTACGGATGTATCAGCACACCAACACGTTCAGCTGTCTGGTGCACCAGATAACATGCATGTAGAATTGGTTGGGGGAACTGGAACTACTAGTGACCCTTATGTGTATGAATTTAAAACCCTGGGAACTGTTGAAATAGAAGAGGTTGTGGGGAAGAGCCCTGAGGCTTCTGAGGAAAATCTTATTTCGCAGGGAAATACTAGTTATTCCCCTTTTGGAGTAAAAGCAAAGGCATCTAATACAGTTAACCTATCTGAATGGAAAGATTCAGGAGGTGTTAATGCCGCCTATGTTGATAAAGATTTTAATTTCTTTACATCAGGAAGTTTAAGCGGGGCGGTAGTATCAGCTACTGAAGGTACGTTTGTAACAGTAACGGGAATTGATCACGGAGGTCTTGGTGGATTAGGTGATGATGACCATACCCAATATCATAATGATACAAGAGGTGATGCAAGATATTACGCTAAAACTCAATTTGTAACAGAAGGTGGTGAATCGGGAGCTGCCCAGCCCATTCTGTTAGATGAGGCGGGACAACTAGATGCGGCCATGATTAATGATGGGGATATTGATCATGGAAGTATT